GTAACCGTCATTAATATTTAAGTCTTACCACGGTAGACTCATCCAAACCAGCCTAAACCACCATAAACCCCGTTAGGGTGGTTACAAATCATCTGTCTAGTTGGTTACTTGCAACTTCGCATAATGTCATGGGGATTATGTAGAAAAGCCACGGTGTAAAATAAATCACACCGTGGCTTTTTTGCATAAACCCCATTATGCGAGGTTGATTTTATAGCTGCACTTTTATGCTTATCCATATAAAAATTCGATAAATATCATAAATGAAGTATCCAATTATGATAACTGAGCTTAATATAATTAATGTGGCATAAACCTTCTCTTTGAGTTGATTTATTGGGGATGCCGCAGACGGCGCGCGATTATGTGTTCCTACTCTGCTATACTTTATGTCGTTATGATTAGCAAATTTCAATACTTCTTCTGTTGAAACTGGAATTATTCTTTTTTTCGTTTCTGCCGCCTGAGTTCTTAATTCATCAATTTCTAGTTGTAGTTTTTCATTTTCTAGACGGCTTTTTTTTATATCTCTAAGTTGTATAGCAAATCCAACCACCCCAGCAATTGGTGTAGATATTGACAAAATGATAATCCAAATAAGTTGTAGATCCATTTGATTGTATTAATAAATTAACATTGCTCAGGTTTTTTCAATATTTCGCTTATTAACTCTGTTTTGTCGCTATTATCATTCTTGTCTAGACACCTCTGATATATTTGTTCGATAAGTGTTGCATTCGTGTTTATCTCATCATCGTACCTTCTCGACTCCCCGCATCCAACTTTGATGGAAATATTTAATTTCCCTTCAAATGGCGGTTTCAATCTGAATGTTAGTATTAACGGTTGAGTAGCTACGCCGGGAGGTAATCTGAAACCAATCTCACTAATGAGGCTTATTTGACCAAATAAATTATTGTATTGCCCCGTCCAAACTTTTTTATCGGGTATGTCTATAAGCATTTCGCAATTATGGCCTGGTAGCGAATTTCTGTTACATATAGCAAAAACATCAGTCGCAATTCCTGGTCCTTCGTTATATACCATTAAACCTATTGATATATCTAATCTATCACCCTGTAATTTTGCTTTGGCGATTAAAAAATTATGAAACACATGTGGTTGAGGGCGCTTACCAAACATACCAGCTAATACATCATGTGGCGTAGGAACGAAATCCGAGCCAGCTCGTATATGATATTGCTTGCTTATTACAGATTGGTGCGGTGCCGAATTACTTTTAGGTATAAGGGTTATTACAAAGCCTTCATTTTTTGACATTTCTATAGCTTCGATTTTAACACCTGAATGAGGTGGTATTGTGCATCCTGAAATTACGCCTTGAAGTAAGCTAGCAAATTTCTTTGGATTTTTTATCGGATAAAGGGCTTTTGCTACATCGGCGCCATCACTATCAGTTGAACAATCGACACCCCAGACTATGACGCCACCTTCTGAATTACCAAAACCTGAAATTGCTTTTGCTAAATTTTTTCGATCATTTTCTTCAAGCTTTCTACTTGCACCGTGATTTTGAGAACGTTTAAAGTCGAGGAATAATTCTTCTGATTTTCGATCTTCGATAAATCCATTTATTGCCTCCATTCCTTGCTTTGTAATTCGTTCAAAAATTTCTTCTGCGCGTTCCATAGAGTTTTTTAAAGTATGTGGAAATTACGTACGACAAAAAGAAGGACAGGGGTAAGTAGTACTGTCCTTTTGTTCCATTTTTGAAACAATTTCACCAATTCCCCTTTTCCTTTTCCACCATTTCGATAGTTATTTCACCAACATATTTACTCAAAATTGCGTGCGCAACGTCAGTTGGTTTTATCACTTTATTTGCCTTTATTGACATTTCCCAAGCTTTTTTTTCTATCGCTTCCCATTGCGGCCCCCTTACTCTTAAAGTGTGTTGTGTTGCCAATTTGCCCACCTTGTTTTTTTTATATTGTTTATTCCTCAATTATTGCACTAATAATAATTTCATAAATCATGAATTGACATGTGATTAAAGATTAATGTATAAAACGCCTAAATATTATTTGTGATTAATTCATTGACGGCAAACGATGACTATACATTTTTTCAACTATGGCGGTTTTGCCCAGTGTCGGCGTTTTACCGCTCGTTATTACTCGCCGACACGCCTTTTTTTATGATCGATTGGTTTCGCGGTGAAGTGGATTTTCTCCATGACCCAATACCAGCGGGTAGGGTACTTTCCATTGATTCTGATGGTTCTATTGCTTGGGAATGCGTCAAGTCTATTGACTGCCGTTCAAGCCATGAAACAAGCTTGAAAATCAAATCAACGGGTGGCAATGGGGAAGGGCGCGCTACTTCCTTAATGATTGATGGCAACCTCTGCAAATTCTTGCAAGGTCATAACGTTTTTGGCTCTCGCGACCTTAACACCTTATTGCTTTTGTCTTTCCGTAAAATCTACGAACTGCACTTTGATCATTTAAGCGGTTGTTCTTCACCTGTCTTGACTGAACAAAAAATTAAAAACGGTGATTACAAAGTGAAGATGATCGACATCAATCAGCTTTATGACGTTGGGAATGATCAAAGTGTCGAAAGCTGGCTACATGCCGCACACATGCGCGCTCTATCTCGTCATGGTCGCAGTTCTCGCGACAAAGGCACGGTTTACCTTGGCAAAACTTCCCGCCGTTGGGCTTTCAAGTTTTACAACAAATTGCGTGAAATGACCGCCAAAGGCAAAACCCATTTATTACCGGATACCCTTCAAAATTTGGGCTTAGAACAATTTATTGAAGGCAAGCTACGCGCTGAACTGCGTATCTTTTCAAAGGAACTTGAAAAATATGGACTAACCCACGGCTACCAATTAACCCCTGCCGTGCTGGATGAACTTTTTAATACTTATTTGGGGAAAATCAACATGACTACTCAAGCCACCCTGATTGATGAACAACTCTTAAAAATGAACGCCAAACTTCGAGGCACTTACACGCTTTGGAAACAAGGTGTTCAACTTCGTGACATGTTGTCAAGAACGACCTTTTTTAGACATCGTAAAGAATTACTTGAACTTGGTATTGATATTGATTCCATTTGCTTAACCCCAGAACACAATAACGTGGTGCCTTTAATGCGCATCATCGAAGCAAAACCCGTTGAAATACCGTCTTGGGCTTACGAACTCGGCTTGGTGGCTGCTTAACATGTTGCTAACACCTGCTCAAAAAATCCGGCTTAACTCTGAATTACTCATGCAATCCGCAGATAAAAGCCACCTCGAACCACCCGCCCCGCGTTTGTACTATGCCCGGGTCGATTGGGAAAAAGTCCGCGAAACTAGCAGGCCGCGTTTGACTGCATCACTCCTATATATACCACCTCAAGCCCTGCACCCATTTTTTAAATCTGAGGATACCGTTTAATGAAAATCTTAGTCGCTGCCGTCTTTAACAACACTGGTTTATCTAAAGCCAACCAAACCCCTTATTCAATACCTCGTGCTGTTGTTCTTACGCCTTTTCAAGATGTCGATAACAAGAATTTTCAATCGCACGGTGCCGGTTTTTCACCCGTTGAACTCGGCGTTTCTACTGGTTTTTTTCCTGAATTCAAAACGACCTTTGACCGTCATTTTGTCGATGTGCCTGTCTATTTTGATGTCGAAACCGCGCTAGATAGGGAAGGGCGCAACATTATCACCGGCTTTTCACGCAATACCGATGTTCACGCGGTTATTGCTGACGAACCCGAAAAACCAACCGGCGGCCTATTCGGCAACGCCAAACAGGTTAAATAATCATGCCTAGCCTCTATCAAAGTTATTGCTACAACACTTTAGCAGAGGCGGCTAATGCTTATATATCGCGTGGAATTACTGACGTTACTACTTCGGGAATTGTCACGCCAATTAATGCAACCCCTGTTGTTAATAGTCCCACTCTTGTAACGCTTATTTTTAGAAATAAACCACTGAGTACCGCTAATTTCACCGATTATTCAACCACGGCTTATTTTCCAACGTGTACCACTCCTGGCGCTATGCCTGGGGTGTCAACCGATTTCATAACAGGACTAACGAATACTTTAAATACGTTCTTCCTGTTTGATGCCCCCCTGTTCGATTCTATTGTCGGTCAGGTTCTCGCAGTCATGGCCGTGGGTGTTTCCACGGGCGTTATTGTAAAACTACTGAAGCGTTAAGCTTTTTCACTTTTAATTATTTTATAGGTCTCACATGAACAAATTCTTTAAAACCCGCTCTGGTAAAGTCGTTGCTGTTGCTGCGGGTTCTTTAGCGGCTTCAACCGCTTTTGCTGATACCGCTGCCACAATCACCGGCGCTTTTACGGGTGCTTCTGCAAACGTTCAATTGGCCGTTGGTGGTGTTATCACGTTGGTTGCCATCGTAACGGGTGTTTCTTTGATTATTGGCTTATTGCGTAAATAAGTCGTTCTCAAATGTTTTTCACTCTGCTTTTAGCTTCTGTTTACCTTTTTACGTTTATAGCGAGTTTTCAAGCGGGTTCTGCATAAAATCGGCGGGGGTTGATCGTCCCGCCAATTTTCAAGGTTCAAGGCCATGAAACTACTCTTCTTAGCGTTTTCACTTTTCAGCTTTTCCGCTTTTGCAACTTGTCCAGTCGGTTACTATCCTGACGGTTTCGGCGGCTGTGGCAATCATGATTGTCCAGACGGCCAAACCCGCGTTAATTACAGCGACATGTGTCAAGTCATCCACCCAACACCGCCCACATGCACGGCTCCGCAGGTTTACGACTCGTTGTCTAATTCCTGCATAACGCTTCCCACTTGCCCTGTCGAAAAAGTTTATAACACGCTTACCAATCTTTGTGATTGGGCTTATGTGCCTGTCTGTTCAGGTTCTACCCCAATTTACGACACCATAACGAATACCTGTATGACGCAGGAAGCCGCCAATTATCCCACCTGTACCGGCTCACAAACACCCGCACTTGATAACTGCGCACCCGTTGAAACGACAAACGCTTTTAGCTCCATCGTTAACAATACCGCCGCTACGGCCAATTTATTACAATCCATCAGAAACCGGCTTTTCAGTGATGCGTCACAAAGTCTTTTAGGCCAAATTAATAACGGTGTTGAATATCTACGCCAACAAACACACACCGACTTAGCCGGTCTCTTAAACGCGTTTGACACCCTGGCACAACATACCGACTTAACACGCTTAAACGACACATTGGATAATGTGGCCGGTTATCTGCTTGGCTTTAAAAACGATGGCATTAAAACCAATCCACCTACGCACGCACAAGGTGAGCAAGCTTGCGACCCTTACGCGCTCAGTGGTCAATTTGGTGTTTTAGGTTTGCCCGCTTGTGCTGACTACGAAGGCCACGCCCCAATACCTAGCACGGTCGACAACTCGGTCACGAATAATTATTACGGTGATGGTTCAGGGCAGGGTGGTTCATCCCCTGATTACTCTAACCAAATCCTAGGTTTAAACTCGTTGTTAGATAATATTTACGCTAATTCAAACGATACAAAAAGTTTTTTAAGGGATGTTCCACAAACCTGTACACCGCTACTTGATGAGCTTGGCAACCCTGTTTTAGACTCCAAAGGCTTCCCAATCCAAAATTGTGTCGGCGGTGTCAAAGTGCCTGGCACTTTTACAACGGGCACTTTCGACCTACCCACACAACAACTCGCACTTTCAACCGCCAAAACTGAATTTCAAACGGCTTTTAATTCGGTTAAAGCCGATGTTACCGGCTTGGTTTCTTTTTCTTCTATTGGTTCTGGTTCTTTCGAACCCATACACATCATGGATATTTACGGCAAGTCGATTGATACCAACTCGACTTATTTACTGCAATTTTTCTCTTACCTGGGCGCAATTATTTATTTTCTCGCCTTGTTCCGTTCCGTTGAAATCATCTTAGGTTAAACACATGGATTCTTTAGTCACTATCTACAATACAATCGTTACCTTTTTTGATTCCATTGGGGCTTTTCTCACGGGTGGCCTCTATGATTTACTAAAGTCTTTCGCTTCCTGGTTCCTGGTCACGGCCACCATTGAATTCATTCATTTTAAGATTTGGTTTATGCAGTTCTCGTGGGATGTCGCTAAAGACATCATCACCGGCTTTGGCTTCACTGAGAAACTAAACGCGGCCATTGTCGGTTTTGATGCGCGGCTTTCCTACTTCCTGACGGCTTGCCGGATTCCGGAATCCGTTAACATTGTGTTTACGGCTTACGTTTCTAAGTACGTCATGCGCTTTTACGGTTTCTAAATGGCGACTTCCATTCATCACGGCGAGCCTGGATCGTTTAAATCCTTTTCGCTGGTTCAGCGCTTCATCATTCCGGCGTTACGCGAGGGAAGGGTGGTGATTACTAACATTCGCGGTGTTAATTCATTACAACGCTTTTCTGATGCCCTGGGCGAATCCTTCCCAGAATCCGCCGTTTTAGCTTTCCTGGATACCGACTTAAAAGCCAACCGTCTATCAATGGCCGCGTTTTACCAATGGGCACCCTTGGGCGCGTTGATCGTGATTGACGAAGCACAACGGATTTACCCGAACCGCCGTGACTTTACCCTGGAATCACTCGATAAAAACTATATTCCGGACGGTGTCCAAGTTGACCCCACTGAAGACCGGCCGGAAGATGTATTCACCGCTTACGATATGCAACGCCATTACAACTGGGATATTTTGCTAAGTACGCCATCTATTGCCAAAATTAAATCTGATATTCGACAGGTGGCCGCTAATGCCTTTTACCACAAATCCTTACAAGACAAGATACCCAAAATCTTACAGCTCTGGTTCCCCAAGCGATTCAAAAACCTTTGGCTCGAACAGGAACACCACGCCCAAGACTCAGGGCTTGCAAAAACCCACGCTACAGGTCAGCCAA